TAATTTATTCATTACTTAATTATTAGGATAACTTATGACTATCTGGCAGGATAACAACAAAGAGCACTTAAAGGAGTATAGAAAACAATATTATATTCAAAATAAAGAAACCATACTTAAAAAAGCAAAAGAAAAGGGACTTACAAAATTAGCGAAACTAAATAAAGGTATAAAAGCTGAAAAGAATTTTGAACGTATTTTATTTTATTCTAGTATTCAACATGCTAGAAAACTTGGCATAGAACACACAATTACGCTATCGGATATTATAATACCAACACATTGTTCATATCTAAATATTGAACTAACAAAAACAAGAAATAATGGAGTAGTTTGGTCTAATGCCTCTATAGATAGAATAGATTCTACAAAAGGCTATATCCCTGGAAACATTCAAATTATTTCAAGAAAAGCAAACATAATGAAACAAAATGCAACACAGCAAGAATTACTTATATTTGCTAAAAATATTCTTAACCTAGAATAAAATGGTTAACATCATATATAGCCTGTTATCTAGAGAAATATATAGTAAATATAAAGATAGTTTATATAATATAATTAAAAAAGATAATAAAGAACTATATTTACTATATAAATATATTACTGAACTTCACGATAAGTATTCTCGTGATATTACCTTTGAGGAATTTAGTCTATACACACTCTCTCGTGTACCTGAAAAAGATCGGGAAGTCTTCTCTGACTTGTTGCACAAAATCCAACAAGACGGCCCATCAGATATTGTACAAGATATTTTTGTAGAAATGCATAATAAACACGTTGCCTACAATCTTGCACTAAAAGCTCTAGAAGCGTCTGAGGGCCGTTTTTCTTTTGAGGAGCTACGTGGGTATACCCAAGAGCATTTAAATGCAGCCACGCCCCTCGTAGGGCCCTCTATGGAGCCTGTAACGCATGATCTAGATGCACTTTTGAACGGAACCATCAAAACACAGGGGTTACGATGGAGATTAACCGCAATGAACCAGATGCTTGGTTCGCTTAGAAAGGGTAACTTTGGATTCATATTCGCAAGACCAGAAACAGGGAAAACAACCTTCCTTGCATCAGAAATCTCCCACTTCGCTCAACAAACAAAACGACCAATACTATGGTTCAACAATGAAGAAGATGGTGCCGCTGTTGAACTCCGAGTTTACCAAGCTACTCTTGGATGTACACTTACAGAACTTAGAGCTTTTCCAGAAGAATCTAATGCAAAGTTTATTGAACTCGGCGGGACTAACATCAAACTATTTGATTCAGCATCCATCCACCGACGACAAGTTGAGGAACTTTGTGCGATCTACGACCCTGCCCTTATTGTCTTTGATCAACTTGATAAAGTCAAAGGATTCGTTGGAGACCGGGAAGATCTCAGACTTGGAGGAATTTATGTATGGGCTAGGGAACTTGCAAAACAGTATTGCCCTGTTATTGCCGTATCTCAAGCAGATGTGTCTGGAGAAGGAAAAAAGTGGCTAAACATGGAGAATGTAGCTAATGCCAAGACTGCAAAGCAAGCGGAAGCTGACTGGATTCTAGGTATTGGTTGCACTTTTCAGGATTCTGAACAGTATGATAGGTTCTTACACCTGTCAAAGAATAAACTAATTGGGGATACAGATACCATCCCAGAATTGCGACACGGAAAAATGACTGTACGAATTGTGCCTGAGTTGGCAAGATATGAGGATTAAATGAAACAAAACACACAAGGTAGGAAGGCAGCAGGTGATATTAGATATACACACATGCTGACTCTTGCAAAAGAATTACGAAACAGTCCCTTAAATAAAGGTCAAAAAGATTTAATTGCTGCTTTTCTTGCACGATACTTTAAAAAACGAGTACTTAACTTTGATCTAGATAATTTTATGGCCGTATGTTTGGGTCTTTCGGAGGGTAAATATGCTGCACTTGTACACGATTCCCTTATCAATGGATGTCTATGCCAAGAACGAGAACGATGCGATATTCCAGTTGCAGAAGTTCTTGAGAACAGCAAGGATTGAATATGGACTTGATGAAGTCATCACTCGTCACGACGTTGACGAAGAACTACTCGAATCCCGTCGTAATGGATGTCGAAACATCAATTTATTTGAAGGGACACCCGTTTAGTACACGCAATACTCTTGAGATGGCTGTTGTTACCACACTGGATAACAAAAGTCAAGTATTTTTACCACAAACATTTACACAATTAGCACGAACATTGGAGAAATCTGACCTATGGATTACATTTAATGGCAAATTTGACATACACTGGATTCGTCGGGAGTTCGGATTGGTTCCCAAGTCCGTGTGGGACTGCCAGCTTGGAGAATTTTTACTCAGTAACCAGACGTGGAGATATCCCTCGCTTGATGAGTCCTGTCATAAACGCGGTTTACCAAGAAAAATTGATATTGTCAAGCAAGAATACTGGGATAAAGGAATTGACACCAAGGATATACCGTTTCAGACCCTAAAAGAGTATGTAATTCAAGATGGTGAAAGTACTTTAGCCTTATTCGCTGACCAAGTTAAGGACTTTGAAGGAAAACATGCCTCAAAATACAAGCTTTTTAGGGTACAGTGTAACGATTTGCTTGTGTTACAAGAGATGGAATACAACGGTATCTTGTACGATGTAGAGGGATCACTGGCGGAAGCTGATAAACTAACACAAGAAGTAGTAGCTATTGATAGCAAGATGACCCAAATAGGCAAGCTGTCTTTCCCATTTAACTTTGATTCTCCCCAACAAATATCAAAACTATTGTATGGTGGTATTGTTAAGGAGGAATTCTCCGCCCCCATCGGTGTATTTAAAACCGGTCTCCGCAAGGGTGAAGTAAAGATGAAGAAGTTTGAACGAGAGCACGTCTTAGAACGCCTTGTAGAGCCGCTGGCTGGCACGGAGATGGCCGCTGAAGGGATATGGTCCATCAATGAAGATACCCTCGGCAAACTCGCTGCACGTGGCCCTGCTAAGGCACTCATTAAACTATACCAAGAAAGGGTAAAGCTACAGAAACTAAACTCAACTTACCTAACCGGTCTACCAAAGAGAATTAAAGAGATGGATTGGGATGATAACATTATTCACTCCAATCTAAACCAATGTGTTGTTGTATCTGGTCGCTTGGCTAGTAACAAACCAAACGTACAGAACCAACCAGCACAAGCTAAACAATTCTGTATAAGCAGATTTAAAACCTAAAAAACTGAAAAATATGCAAAAAAAATTCCGGCTTAAGGAGAGCTAAATGATAGTGCAGGTAGATGCTAAGAGCCTGGAATGGTGTACATACTTATTCCTCTCACAAGATCCTGTAGGTGTTGAAGAATGGTATGGTGTAGTTAATGATCCAAGCAAGAATGATATTCATCGTGCTAATGAGACAGCCTTCAAGCTACCGTCACGACTAGTAGCTAAGGTGTTTCTCTTTCGTTGGATCTATCGCGGTTCTGCCTTTGCCTATAGCCGTGATCCAGATTTCATGGGTGTCTCACGCAAGGTTGACTTCTGGCAAGATGTTATTGATAGGTACTATAGTAAGTACAAAGGATTACATAAGACTCACTTGAATTATATTGAAACTGTTAAGAAGACAGGTCAATTAGTTTCCCCACTCGGTAGGGTATATGACTTTGAACCACAAAAGAAAAGAGGTGAGCTAGTCTGGAATGAATCAGACATTTGTAACTATATCAACCAAGGATTAGGTGCAGATGTTATGTCAGTTGCACGCATTATTACCAAACAAAAGTTTGATAAATATAAACTACGATCTTTGCTTGTTAATACAGTACATGATTCTATAGTAGCGGATTGTCCTGAGAAGGAGGTAGCAAATGTAGAAGAGATTTTCCTTGATGTTTTTAAGGAATTACCAAAGCGTGTGTCACAAGCATACGATATTAACTGGAACTTGCCCATGCTGGGAGAGGTTCTGGTAGGTCCAAACATGGACATTCACTAAGCTCGATATAAGGAGATTACTAATGAGCGCAATTCAAATTAAAGTTATTTCTGTAGAAGTATCCACACAAAAAACCCAGAAGGGTAGCTATGATATTGCAGAGGTAACATATAAGAACCTCACCTTCCAAGATAAGGTAGAAGCAAAGAAGGTTGTTTCATTCAACCATAAGGAAGTCTTTAATACATTGAAACATGCCGCGCAAGGGGCCGTATTCACCGTACAGCGCGTCAAGAATGATGCTGGATACTGGGATTGGGTTAGCCTCGGTGATGATGAACCAGCGGGTACAGCTACGAGTACAGCGAGTGGAGGTAAAACTATGGCATCACCTAAGTCTACATATGAAACTCCAGAGGAGCGTGCAAAAAAGCAAGTGTATATCGTGCGTCAGTCAGCAATCAACGCTGCTATCGCTACACTAAAGACAGATAAAAAGAATCCAACACCAGATGAAGTGCTAGAACTAGCTAGTCACTATGAAGGATACGTCTTTGGTATTGAACCCGCATCTGGTGTTAAGGCAGCCATGCCTGAACTACCTGATGACGACGTGCCTTACTAAAAATAATGCCTATGCCCCCTTGGGGGGCTGGCAGTTAGGACTATATGATATGTTTAATTGATGGTGACTTAGTAGCATACCGCTGTGCTGCTACGTGTAAGGAAGATGATCCAGTAGATGTATCTCTTTATCGTGTAGATAAATTGATACGTGAGATCATCGAGGCGGCTGACTGTGAGGAGTATCAAGTTTGGTTGACAGGAAGTAACAACTTCCGTAAAGAAATTAATCCAAACTATAAAGCCAATCGTAAAGATATGGTGCCTCCTGTTTATCTACAAGACTCACGCGAGTTCCTTGTAACTGAACATGGAGCGAAACTTGCTCACAATATGGAAGCAGATGACATGCTTGGTATCAACCAAACGGATGGTACCATCATCGCTTCTCTTGACAAAGATCTGTTAATGATTCCAGGTAAACATTTTAACTGGATTAAACAAATCTTTGGTGACTATACAGTAGTCACAGAAGAGATGGGATGGAAGCACTTCTGGAAACAAATGTTGATTGGTGATACGTCTGACAACATCAAGGGCGTAGCCGGGCTTGGGCCTGTCAAGGCCGGGCGGCTTATCGATCCACTGGAAACCAATGAAGAGTGTATGGAAGCAGTGCTTAGCAAGTATGATGATCACGACCGCTTCTTGATTAACGCAAATTGTTTATGGATTATGAGGAGTATGGATAGCATATGGCACAAGGATCTGGGCTTGACTTTACCAAACGAATTACAACAAGAGCAGGATCGCCTGTCGAAATCTATTATGTCCGTGAGGGAGTCTATATAAACGGTGCATACTATGAACAAGACGACGATGTTTGGTGGCCTGTACAATGGGACTGGGAAGGCAATTATGCAAGTAAAAAATCAGCATTGGATTTAATTAATGACAAACCAACGAAGAAGGTCCAAGCTTGAAGAACGCTTTGAAACAATCTTGCAAGAGTTTGGAGTAATCTATGAGTATGAAGTTACAAAAATTCCTTATACAATACCAGAATCCTACCATGTTTATACTGTCGATTGGACTGTACTAAATGGTAAGCTCATTGAAACGAAAGGGTACCTCTCCGATCACGCTGAGCGCAGAAAGTATGTGCTCCTCAAAGAACAGCATCCTGAACTCGATCTCCGATTTGTATTTGACAATCCAAATAAACTCTGCGGAGGAACCAAAATGTCCCACGCTAAATGGGCAGACAAGTACGGATTCAAGTGGTGCTCCATCAAAGACACTGAACAAATCTTAAATTGGATTAAAGAATGAATGTACTAATCGCTTGTGAATATAGTGGTGTAGTCCGTGATGCTTTTGTAGCTAAAGGACATCATGCTGTTAGTTGTGATCTACTACCAACAGAAAAAGCCGGCTTACATTATATTGGAGATGTGTTCAATCTTCTTGATCAAGGATGGGATCTAATGATTGCTCATCCACCTTGTACCCATCTAGCTGTTAGCGGGGCACGTTGGTTTAAAGATAAACAACAAGAACAAGCGGAAGCTGTTGACTTTTTTATGTCTTTAATCAATGCACCAATTCCTATGATTGCTGTAGAGAATCCAATTAGTATTATGTCATCTCGCTATCGCAAGCCAGATCAAATCATTCAGCCTTGGCAATTCGGCCACGGTGAAACCAAGGCAACATGTTTGTGGTTAAAGAATCTACCTAAACTAACACCAACTAATATTGTAGAAGGAAGGGAACAACGAGTGCATAAGATGCCACCTAGTCCTGATCGCTGGAAAGAACGTAGTCGTACTTATCAAGGTATCGCGGATGCTATGGCGGAGCAATGGGGATGACAACACACCTAATTATTCCAGATACTCAGGTAAAGTTTGGTGAAGACTATACTTATCTACGTCATGTGGGCCAGTACATTGTAGACAAGAAACCGGATGTAGTAATACATCTTGGTGACTTTGTTGATATGGAAAGTCTTAGTAGCTATGATGTAGGCACAAAGAACTTTGAGGGTAAACGATATGTCAAGGATCTGGAGGCAGCACACGAAGCCATGTCTGTCTTACTATCACCGCTTCAGGAATATAACTCCAAGGCAAAGCGTAATAAGGAGAAAACTTATAAGCCACGCCTTGTCCTTACGCTTGGCAACCATGAGCAACGCATCATGCGGGCGGTCAATAGTGATCCAAAACTTGAAGGACTAATCAAATATGAAGATCTACCTTACCAAGCTTGGGAGGTACACGACTTTCTTAAGCCAGTTTTTATTGACGGAGTTGCATACTGTCACTATTTTCCTTCAGGTGTACTTGGTCGCCCTGCTACTACCGCTTCAGCGTTGGTTGCAAAAATGCATATGTCTTGTGTGGCAGGGCATCAGCAAGGCAAGCAGGTTGCATATGGAAAACGACCGGATGGGTCTACCATTACTTGCATCATCGCAGGATCTTGCTATGAACATAATGAAGGATACCTGGACCATCAATCAAACAACCACTTTAGAGGGCTCGTCATGCTACACGAAGTTACCAATGGTACCTATGACGAAATGTTCGTGTCACTAAAATACTTGAGGAAGAAGTATGAATCCACCTAACCATTACAAAAGTACTATGTTGATGGACTATCTTGTATCACATAACATTGGCTTTGCCGAAGGGAACATCTGTAAATATGTCGCTCGTTGGCAAAACAAAGATGGCATTAAAGATCTTCTTAAAGCTCGTGATTATCTTAATGCCCTTATCGCTCATGCCGAGCTACAACAACCCAATGTCTGGTCTGGTGTGTCAGCCAGTGAAGGACTACTATCCAAAGGTGAGAAGCTATGAATGTAAACACATATCTTGATGCAACAGATGCAACAGCAATCTACCCTGAGGCTGGTACTGGTGCACGTATTGAACTATACTACCTAGCTATGGGTCTTACCTCTGAAGCTGGTGAGGTTGCTGGTAAGATTAAGAAACTAATTCGTGATGATGTATATGATCAAGGGGCAATCGCCTATGAGTTGGGAGATGTATTTTGGTATTTAGTTCGTCTGTGTGATGCTATTGGTTATAAACCTTCGGAAGTAATGGAGATGAATATCAACAAACTACTTAAACGAAAAGAAAAAGATACCATTAAAGGTAATGGAGATGAACGATAAACCCGTCTTACAAATCAATGAGCATTACGAAAAGGTAAAGCTCGAACTACAAGAAGCTCTATACTTAATTAAATACCTATCAAAAGAATTGGTAGAATTAAAACGAGCTTTCAAAGCATTAGAAAGAGAGCGCACCAATGACTTTTGATGACCTTAAAAATAGGCTACGAGAAGAGACAGAGCTAGACTTCCTTGAGATTCTTGATTTAACTTCTATTGAATTGGTTGATCTACTTGAAGCAGAGATCTATGATAAACAAGATAGGATTCGAGCATACTACAATGAAGATGAAGAAGAATTGGACGGGGAAGAAGGAGATTACTAACCCTGTCCGCAAGGAACAGCACGAGATTCGTAAATATAAACTATGTTATCTTCGTGAATTAGAAGAGCATGAACATAGACAAGCAATAAAGGAATACAATGCAAATAAACAGATTCAAGAATAACCTAGCAGAGAACATCTTCCGTAATAAGTATGCACAAGGACCAGAGGATACCTGGGATGCGCTATCTGAACGAGTTGTTGAGGATGTTTGTGGTACTCGTTGGGGTCAAGATCGTGCCCTTATGTCCAAGGAAGATAGGGATCAGCTAGCTGAATACATTAAAGAACAGAAGTTTATTCCTGGTGGTCGTTACCTATGGTATGCTGGTCGCAAGAACAGTTATTTTAACAATTGTTTTCTGCTACGCGCAGAGGAAGATACGAGAGAAGAATGGGCAGCAGTAACACAAAGGGCAGTGAGTTGTCTCATGACTGGGGGTGGCATTGGGATCGACTATTCTATTCTCCGTCCATCAGGCAGGCCGCTGACTCGTACTGGTGGATTGTCCAGCGGTCCGATTCCGCTGATGCAGATGATAAACGAGGTTGGTCGCGGAGTGATGCAAGGTGGCTCAAGACGATCCGCGATTTACGCGAGTCTCAATTGGCTGCACGAAGACATTCCCCTTTTCTTACAAGCGAAGAACTGGAGCGAGAAAGTAAAGGCACTGAAGAACGAAGACTTCAACTTTCCTGCCAACTTAGACATGACAAACATAAGTATTAACTATGATGATAAGTGGCTTCATAATTCAAGTCGTAGTACTCTGCATACTTTTGTGGAGAATGTTCGACAAGCAATGATGACAGGGGAACCTGGCTTCTCATTTAACTTTGGATCTAAACAAAATGAAACGCTTCGCAATGCTTGTACAGAGGTTACGTCTGAAGATGATAGCGACGTATGTAATCTTGGTTCCGTCAATCTCTCTAATGTGGAAAGTCTGGACGAGTTCAAGTCAATCGTTGAACTCGGTTCTAAATTCCTCATCTGCGGTACTCTACGAGCAGACCTCCCCTACGACAAGGTTTATGCAGTCAGAGAAAAGAACCGTCGTCTTGGACTCGGACTCATGGGTATCCATGCGTGGCTTCTAAAGCGTGGTTATGGGTACGAGGTAACACCAGAGCTACATAAATGGTTAAAGGTATATAAAGATGAATCCGAGCGAGCAGCTAATGAACACGCTGAACGATTGTATGTATCAAAGCCAGTTGCCTATCGCGCTATTGCTCCAACAGGAAGTATTGGTATCCTTGCTAGCACGACTACTGGAATTGAACCACTTTTTGCGGTTGCCTATAAACGAAGATACCTTACTGACGGCACTAAATGGAAGTATGAATATGTCGTTGACTCTACCGCAGACCAGCTCATCAAAGAGTACGGCCTCGACCCAAGCAAAATAGATACAGCATATGGACTAAGCCATGACTACGAAAGACGCATCAAATTCCAAGCAGACATTCAAGATTACGTTGACATGTCAATCAGTTCTACCATTAACTTACCTTCTTGGGGCAGTCGAGGGAATCGAGAAGAGGACGTTGAGCACTTTGCACAAGTGCTTAGTAAGTACGCTCCACGACTACGCGGGTTTACGTGTTATCCAGACGGATCTCGCGGAGGGCAACCCTTAACAGAAGTACCTTATGAAGAAGCAATCAAACACAAAGGAGTAGTATATGAGGAGAACGACATCTGTGTGATCGGTGGTAAAGGAGGTTCATGTGGGCAGTGATAAATATAAACTAATTTTTATGCTTGACTTTATCAGTGGTGTTATGGCTGGTATTGAGTTTTACTTTGGTGAAAATCTAGAACCAGAAGACAAGTTCGCAATGACTGTAGACTTACTGATCTTCCGAGTAACTGTTGTATATACGAAAGGAAATAATTATGGATAATTATAATCGCTTTATGATGACTTTGATTCAGTGGGAATACGATATGATGTTGCAACAAGAACTATATGAAGGTGTGATGGAAGAGATGGACGAATAAGTTAGACAAAGAAAAAGGGTGGCCTCTTGCGAGGACCACCCTTTTTTATTCACCACCCCAGATCATATCATCATGGAAGGTTCTATTAGGCATGCTATTACCACTATCAAACACACTTTGTAAACCATTATCAAAGTAGTTTTGGTGCCACATCTTGTCAGGTCGTTGCAACCGTTCATTCAACCTAGCCCGAATCTCACCTTGATTGTGTAAGTAATGATCTAGGTTTGTATATGAGAGTTGTGGATCTTGTTTTACAGATCTCAATATATCCTGAAGATCAGTACCAATTTCTCTAGGAGTACTACCAATAGATCTACTTGGTTGTGACTCATCAAACAAATGTTGGAACTCGTGTTGCACGGTTCCTCTTGTTTTATTGTCAGGCATACCACGTCTAACTTGTATCATGGAGTTTGGCCTATCATAACCCCCCAAGTTTGGTGCTTGTAATGGATCATACCTAAGTCGTAGGTGCTTGCCTAAGTCTGGTGCAACTTGATTAGAGATGACATCGGATAGTCGTTGTGATATACCAGAATCGCGTAGATGTTTTTGTGGTAAGTTAACTTGGTCTGGTGTTAGCTGTTCCCATTTCCTACCTGTCCATACAGCCTTGTGTCGATTAAACATCTCTTCTCTTGACAATCCTTTGGCTGCTGATTCTGCTACAGCTTTCTTGGCAAGTCCTGAGAATGGGTGTATAAGAGCTTGGGCATCGGTAGAATGCAAGGCTAGAGGTGCAAAGGTATCAAAGAGACCCTCTAACCCCCGCCTACGCATGTCTTTGAACTCCCAATCATCGTACATCTTTTGCCTGGTTGGGCCAGCCCTACCGGTAGTATCAGTACCAACAGCACGACCAGTGATTGGTGATATGTTCATCTTATCGTTCCCTATTCTGTATGTATGGTCCAGCGTTATCACGCATGAATCTACTTTGTTGTTGTGGATTACTGTTACCCTCTTTATCCGCATACATACGCCATAGTGCTGGAACATTCTCTTCAGTACTTTGTTTCTCAATAAGAGCTTTAAGCTGGTTACTATCACCCTTATAGTACTTATTCATTAGGATGTCTATAATTTGCTTACTCTTCTCGGTATAACCTTGAGAAGCATATTGAGCGAACTTAGTTTCAAGTTCTTTTTGAGACTTGCTCATGTCCTTAGCATGTTTAATATGTGCTGCGTCCTTAGCTGCTAGTAAAGAACGTGATCCAACAAATGGTGCTAACAACTCAGGAGTCTTGCGTTCCACTAGAGCACCACCCTTAGCTCCCATTGGTACCATCCTTGTATCCTTGTTACGGAAGTACTCAACAGTACCATATACAGGCCCTTTAGGTAATGCTTGTTTCAGTGCCCTGTCTACATCAGCTTTTGGTGTATCTACTATAGCACTCTTAGCTAATGTTGTAGCACCGGACAGAGCTTGTGCACCCCAGTTAAGATGTGGGAAGAACGACATCATACCTTGTTCTTCAACATCAGTTAGCTTCTTAAACAAAGAAGTGTACCGCATTGATGCATCTATATCTACACCAGTTGCACCAGAGAAGGCTCCGTGAGATATCCACGATGGGGTATAGTCAATCATTAACTTAGTAACACTAGGTAAACTATCAGCACGGATCAAACCTGCGGCTATTGCAGCTTGTCTGATTAGCTCATACTCTGCAAGAATGGGTAGTGATATTGCCCCACCCATAATCATCATAATACCTGACGTTAAGATTAATGGTGCTGCGGTTCTAAAGTTAGGCTTACTGGCAAACTCTTTAATATCAACCAGCATATTACCAAGCTGGCCATGAGCGAAGGTCATTAGTGGTGAGGCTTGCTCACCAAAGATGCCCAACTCACGGTAGATTGCTGGCAGGTTCTTGGAACCATAGGCAATCATATTATCAGTAGCGTCCTGTGCTGACTTCTTAATCAACTCATCACCAGTTAGACCAGAGCGTTTGTGTAGATTATAAAAGTATGTGAAGCTAGCGAACCGTGAGAACTTATCACCAGCAGCAGAGATAGTTCTACCCAAACCATGATCAATTGTTTTGTTTAATATGGAATCTGGGTTGTGCCCAATAGTAATACTATTAAACTCATTGTTCATTTGTGGGTGTAGTGTGTTATGCTCAGCACTAACCTTCTGCAAAGCTTCTGCAAAGTCAGGATCTTCTGCCCACCGTTGACCAGCTAGTTTATAAACCGTTTCACCAAAAGCTGCGAGAGCTTGCCGTACAGACTCCTGATTCTTGAAGCTACTTCTGGTAGCCATGAGTGCTTGCATTGGCTGTGCTAGCCAAATGGCCGGTTTCATTGTGATATTAGCAACATAAAATACAGAGCTAAACATACCAAGTAAGCGGTCTATAGCATGCTTATCACGCATGTGATAGCCAACAACATTCTTATCCCAAGCATTGGTGGTTAGTTCACGCAGACCTGTAGATAGATCATGTAGATGTTCTCTAACGGTAGTAGCATGGGCTTTATCCCCACCCTCAGCACTGCGTACTCGATCTGTTTTGTATGGCCTGTCGATCTGGCTACGTGTATAGAAGTCTACCAACTCACGAGTAGTGCCTTTCATAGCATCGTCGTTGTCAATATGAAACTCAATCAACTTCTTCTGAATTTCTCTTGAAGCAATGTTATCTACGTACTGGTTGAACGCTCTAGGCATAGCTTCACGAAGAAGTTTACCACGCTGCGCTTTAGTTAAGCCAGCTTGGTCACCCACAAAACCAGGCAACTGCATAGACCGGTTAGTATGACCACCAATAGATGTGTTATTTCGTTCTAATTCTAGTAGTTGTTTGTTTAGATGATCACGCAACCCACCAGGTTCTACATTACTTAGACTCTCAATAAAGTCAATAAGGTTCTGTGTCATGTCCCGTTCTTTAGCCTTTGGTACAGCCTTAATACGTGGATCACTGTCAGTATAAACCTTAGCCCAGTAGTTAGCCTCACCAGCAGTCAAGAAAGATTGCTTGCGTAGTGGCACACCTTGGATAGATATCTCTACATCATAGTCACCAACACGAGATGTAAGCATATAACCAATACGCTTTTTCAAATCTTGATCAAGATCAGTACGACCATACATACGAACAGCTTCTTCGTACAAGGTGTCTACGTTCTTGGCAAGAGCCTTGGCAAGAGCAGCTTGATCTGGTGTCCAGCCTGCTTGGTGTGCAGCGATAGTCTGTTCATGGTCAATACCACGCTCATAACCATCAATCATCTTGTCATGTACATCAGCTATATCCGCATCTTTAGCAATACGATGGATGGTTGGTACAAGAGCCGCTTCTTCCTTTGGGCCCTTTAGATTGTAAAAGAAACCCTTTGTTTGTGGTGCTCTAACACCACCTAGTAGCTTTGTCTTTAGCGATTCAGCTTTCCACTGAACATCTTTGATTGTCTTTGACCACTGATTAAAGTGTTTGTCATTACGCATTACCTGTGGTAGTTGTGCAGTAAACAAATGTGAGAATACTTTCAAAGAACCATTACGAATACTCTGTAACATGGCCTCTGGCGTATTCTTAATTCTGAACTTTACTTGTGGATCAATACCCATTAACCCCTTAGGTGGTTGTGCTGTTGATAAGTCAATTAATGATTGACCATACTCAAGCACATCATCTAGAGCAGTGCGGGTATTAGATGACTCCCCAAAGAAATCTTTGAGTGTATCTTTAAGTGTAGACCAGAATGATTTACCATCTGATTTAATTTGACGCAGAGCATTCTGTACTTTGTTATCAGTTAAACCATAAGCTAGAAACTCTTGCTCATTACTCAAGACAATCTTTGCATTATCAGCACCAAGGATTTGATCAAACTGTTCACGAATAGCGCGATTGGTTCTAACTTTATTGTGTAGACTAAACAGCTTGCGTGTTGCAGCTAACGCACGTGGATCTAGATGATGACCCATACCAGAACGCACGAAACCAACGGCTCGGTTGACAAGCGCGTGTGTAGTCTCATGTAAGATAGCTGACGGTGTGATCTCTCCTTGTGACTTGAAGATAATCTCACCAGTATGGTTGTTATACTGTGCACCATAGACTGCACTAGGATCTACACGATGCTTGATACTCGCTACATGTGGGTTGTTAAGGATGGTCTTGGCTAAAGCACCATAGAACCTACCGTAATCACCCTTACCAAGTGTCTTACCGTAGTTACCAATAAAAGACAAGGCATTAACAATACCACCATCGTTCAATGCACCGCGAGCACCAGCAATAAATGGTGTCATAGCAACATAGTCATTGAACAGCATGGCACTTAGCTTGTTACCTTCCGCTTTGTCAACATCACTACGCATTTTGCGTAGATCAATCTCACTGCGGAAGTCCTCTGCCTCATCATTCAGAAGGTTTCTATAGCGTTGTACACTAATAACCTTATCTAATGAACCACCATTCTCAGCTAGGCTAGCAAGTGTGGCATCTACCTTATCTACCTTGGCTTGTTTTGTGGCTAGTGCTTGAGCTAGTGCAGCATCGGACATAGCTTGAATATCAATCTCACTATGCTTCTGATGTACCTCAATCTTAGTACGTCCAGGTACAAACTCAGGACGATTAACACTGTTCTCTATCTCAGTAATCTTTTGTTTTGTTTTTTCAACAAGACCACTATAGGTACTTGGATCGCTTTGTGCTTTCCATTCCCACCACTGTAATTGCTTAAGTAAGTCAGAGCGATACTTGTTAGCCTTCTCTGATAGCCCTGGGAGCAACGTAGAGGGGCCTACATTGGGTTTGTTTATTGGCTGTGATACATCCACTCCACCCTCAGCAGCGCGGTCAGCAGCGGCCTGCTTTTGGAACATGGCAGACATGTCTTGATTTGGAGTCTCCTCTTCACCAAAAGCTTTTGCAGCGTTCCTCTCAGCTTCATCAGCAAGAGAGTCAAAGCGAGATTCAATAACAGCAAGACGTGCCTTGTCCTCCACAGTAAGAGCAGCACCTTTAGCTTTAATGGTGTTGTGTTCTGTCTGTAGAGCAGACATCTCTTGTTCAGCAGCCCTCACTCTCTCCTGTGCAGCTTGCCTTTCAAGGGCAGCAGCCGCATCTAGATCTTGTGTGGTCTTACCAACAGAGATTTCAGTAGCACCGGTGAGCTTCTCTAGTTGGATTAGATCACCAGTGGTTTTACGCAGTTCTTCGCGTAGTTGTAGTGAGTAGTCAGAGTTTTGATCTGACTGGCGTTCTAGTTGATCACGAATAGCGCGTTCTGTAGATCGTAGTGAGTTAACTCTACGTGTCATATCAGCATCTACATCTAGTCCGGGTGTCTTCTCTATCTTTGGTGGTGCGTTGTATGGATTGTCTTGTACCTTAGCACCAATATGGCCTATAGCTGCACCTGGTAGAGCACCAGTGATACCAGATACGGCATACTTCTCCATGTCTGGTTTATAAAAAGATTGTGCCTGCTCTGGTAATAGGTTTGGTGCAATCAAATCTTGTCCAACGGTAGCTGCTAGATTACCTCCGGCACCATAGGTAGCGCCTTTAAGTATACCACTACCGCCTGGAATGAGCTTAGCGGCTGTCATGTCTAAGGCTCCCTCGGCAATAGCTTGAGGTACGGCTTGTGTCATCGCATCAGCACCAGACTGTACGTTACGACCACCCTGACTAAGCGCAGACATACCAGACAAGACACCCATAGCTGGGGCAGGGCCAACAAAGGGCATAGCGGCTACGGCAGGAGCTAGTTGTGTTAGTCCTGATACAACCTTACCACTAAATCCTTGTTCTTTCTTTGCTTGCTCTTCCTGCCATGCTTTGTTACGTGCTTCCATATCCGCATAGATACTATCAGGATCACCACCTAGATGTGTTGCAGCGGCACCGGCAAGCAGGTCTAGAGCATCTTTACTCATGTGTCCAAGACTCTTAAAACCAATACCAACATCTTCACCAATAGTTGTTTTAGTTTCTAGCAAACCAAGAGGATCAGAATCATCACCGAAAAGACCCAAAGGGTCTTGACTATTTGGTTGTGCATCAAACAACCCTAGTGGATCTTTTTCAGTCATTGTAAATCTTCTCCTGTTTTTTGTTTATACGCTTTACGAATCTCGTCATCAGACTTACCTGCATATTGTGGATACTTACTTCTAAAATCAGTCATAGACATAGTAGCTGGTTTTGGTTTTGCAGTGTTGGTAGATGCGTTAGGAACGTATGGTGGGGTCTCTGGTTTAGGTACAAAAGTATTACCAGTAACCTCTGGTGAGAGCATCTGCCCTGGCTGAATCTTCGGTGCAGTGAGCCTGTTAAAGATCTGTGCCATTTCCATAGCATACTCATCAGGAGTAATCTCACCCTTATTTAATCTATCTCTATGATATGTTACCAAAGCTTGTTGAGCATTTTTGTCACCAGCAACAGCACGTTCTTTAAGACCAGCAATACGCTGCTGTGCAGCTAGGCGTATACCTAGTAAATCCTCTGCTCCCTCTAGTTTGGTACCTAGCATACGCTCTTGGAACATATTCTTTGGATCAACTTGTGAGAGAGTATCAGCTAGGAAGTATGCTCCTTGACCAGCAGCTTCACGCTTATCTGGGTCAAGTGATTTATCATGTTGCTTACCAATACCAGAGTACATGTTAGCGAAGAGTGGATCACGAGCAGCAGCTAGTTGTGCCGCAGCGATTTCAGCTTCTTGTTTAAATGGTTGTAACGCTTTGGCTGTCTTGCCTGCTGCGATCTGTGATTCCATCTGACCACCGTAGCCATCAGTATATAGCTTAAGCATCTCTGGATCATTCATAGCATTGGCACGATTGCCTGCAAGAATGGCTTCCATTACTTTGTATGGGTCTTCCGCTTGACTCTTCTGCAACTCCCACTCAGCCTGTAGATTGGCTAGCCTGGAAGCGTTATCAGCATTGCCCGCATTGAAACCATGATACAAAGCACCCAGAGCGAACTCTGGTTTATAACCAGTAGAGATCTGTTCAATAGCCATTGTAGTTATCCAAAGAGTTTAGAGAGTAGGGCTTGCATGTCTGGGTTACTGTCGTAGCTATTAGCAGTAGTGCCATAACCTAGAGCAGACATGTATGGTGAGTTACCTTGTGCACCATACTTAAGTGCACTAGCCAGTTGCTCTAGGCCACCACTATATGGATTGATATTAGCACCAGCAGCATTCATTAGACCTTGTTGATACTTATGTGCAGCGTCAGCCTTGGCTGCTAGCATAGCTGGTGCAGAGGTAGCCATGTTGCTACGCCTACCAGCGGCAGCATCTTTGCGTGCTTGCATACTGTCAATGTTTGCTACCTGATCCTGCACAATCTTCTGACCATATGGATCATTCATTGCCGCAGCTAATTTCTGTTGCATGGCATCACGCATGGATGAACCACCCATAGCAGCACCACCGGCAGAAGCTACGTCAAATGGAGACCTGAATCGGTTCTGTTGCTCCACACTGCCTTGTAACCCTGAGGACATTCGCTGGTTAGATTTCTTCTCTTGATTGGCAGCATACAAGCCCATCAAGGTTTTCATCATTTGGTTAGTAGCACCACTAGAACCAGTACCACCAGTACCTTTAGACAAAGCTGAACCAATAGCACCTAGACCACCCTTAAAGATACTACCAAGATCCCAACCACCAGCACTGGACTGATCATAGGGATTATACTGACTACCTTGTTCCATATAACCAGCGTAGTCACCATCTTGATTCTTCCAGAACTGCGTTCCTGAATTGATGTCAGTAAAGTATTGCTGGTTTGGGTCGTACTGTTGATTGTTGTTGTAGAAGTCTGGGCTATTTAGATACTCATTAGCTTGAGCATCCCAACCAGACCAGTCAAAGCCTTGCGGTGCTTGTGGCATCTGTGAAACACCACCAAGCACGTCACCACCATTCCATGAATAGTCATCGTTATATTGACCACCCCAGTCCGTAGTATCACCTAGATCTTCAAAGTCACCTGTATCAAAATTCTCGTACTCACCTTGATAATCATAATCATCCATATTATACCTCATACTTTCCAGAAATTATCATTTTATCACCTGTCGCTCCCCAATCAGGAGTATATCCTCTATCAGTAGATGCTTCTAAATACCCCGTTTCACTAGATCCACCATGATTACCTTGCCTAGTCACCGAATTTGCTGTAAATACAACATCATCATACACAGCACTAATAGGTAGGTCAAAGTAGGTACTATTAGCCGTACTCTTAGTAGTCGCTGTACCCGTACAAGTTATTGTGACTGTGTAGAAGACTGTCCTACCAATACGGCTATACCTACCAGCATAGACAGCACTACCGGTTCCATTAACAACAGTTAGATTTGTAAATGTTGGTGTCCAAGTACCTTGTGTGGAGTTTATTAGTGCATCATACTCAGCAGCGGTCATGTGATAATACTGACTAGCTGTACCACCTTGCAATCCTGATAAACTATTGTGTGGTCCTGCCGTTAGGGCACTATGTTGTGCCGCTGTTAGGTGGTACATCTCACCAGCCGTACCACCCTGCAAACCTTGGAGATTATTGTGTAACCGGGTAGCAATATCAGTTATGTTTGATCCGGCAAAGTCGATAACATACCAAGGTACTGAACCAGATGTGGAGATATAACTACGTAACTGGCGGTACCACTCTAGCCAGGTAAAAGAACCAGGTGAGTCGTTGATTGGTGGTGGAGGTAATCCTGTAGAAGCCATTAGGAGATGCCCTCTGTGTAAGTTACTTCAAGTGATTCCAGTCTTAGTGGATAATTAGCATCATGTTTAATGCGCCAAGCTCTCCGCCTGAAAGCACCTAGTTGTGGGTGTGATGGATAGTCATCATTGAGATAAATCCTGTGAGTACTAGACCAAGTTTCATAGTCATCATCTGACCACGACACGTCAACATAGTTGGGATATTCATACCTGTCACCAACAACAAAGAAAGCATTAGCAAACTTGCGCTTATATGAGTCCATATCATACTTGTTTGTTCGGATCTCAACAACAATGGGTGTTGTCTCATCTGTGTATGTGCTAGGATCTAGGTAGTATAAGTCACCAGTAGATGCACCGAGTAGGTAGATCTTACCAGTCTTGTTATCAGCAACATGATTATAATCAAAGATGTTTTGTGTGGGTGGGTCAGTTACTACACCGTTATGTAAGCCAGATGCCCACTCGTGCCATAGCTTCTCATCCATATCATATACAAGAGTTCTGTTTTGTGATACAAGATTAATGAGGAAGAACATATGTCCCTTAGTTCTAAAGCCATAGCCATGGCAAGATGTTATGCTGGTCTCTGCATCCAAGATTCGCTCGACATACTCATCAGAGATCTTGGCAGCTTTGAAACCATCAATGCGCCATACGGCACGACCACCTGAGTTTGACTGTGCTACAAAGACACAGAACTGCTCATTCTGATAAACAATTTGTGGTGCAGCAATACCCATTTGAATAGCCGCTGCGTCGTTACGCGATAGTGGTGAACCAGCGGCGTTAGCTGCATCATAGAAGAACTCAATAGAGTTATCACCAAAGACAACTACTTGGTTATTCTGTCGAGCCAAAGCGCGTACTGGATCTGGGAACATTTCTGCTGATAGGTACTGATCTGTCTGCCATGAGAGTGGATCATCAACATCACAGTTATAAACATCACTACCCTTAGCCAAGATCACATAACCGTCAATGAATGTTGGACTAGGGATATGTGGTGTTGGGAAGTCAACGTCAGTTACCTGCGTGGCTGTACCATCAGATTCAACAACCCAACCGACAGTACCATCACAGATAAAAATGTAATCACCTAAGGTGGATGAGTTACACTCAACGATACCACAAGGTCCTGTTGATGTTGGTAATGTTATAATACTGGTTACTGTTGCACCTGTATTAGATACACGATATACAGTGTTGCCAATCACAGCATAGAAGTATGTGTGGAAGTGAACTAACCCACGCCCTTCTGCACTGGCTGCAATATCTTTTAGTTCAACCAGTCCGGGCCGTTTGTTAATATATATTCTAGTGTTGTCTAGTTGCTCAACTTTGCGTGTCTCTGGAAAGGCATTGACAAATCGCTGATCTTTTGCAGGATCAGAACCACGATTTGAGTATGCCCCAATCAATGGTATGCGTACCTTCTGTGGTCCACCTTTCTGTTTTTCAGCCATTATCGTTTCCTTGTGTTATTACTATAAATGTTCCCAAGAGTGCTTGTTGTGGCCTGAGCCATGTTGTTAGCAAGTTTCCTATCATCTGGAGATGTATTAGAGCCTGTAAACAATGTGCCTAAGGTTGGCGTAGCTGCACCTAGAGCAGCTTTAACCGCTAGGTCGGTACCGTTGATACCACCACCATTAAACAAACCGCTTAGAGCCCCGCCAGTGAGTCCCTTAACACCACCACCAAGCATCTTGGCAGCCATTGGCCCTAAGGCATCTGATGTACCACTCGTTGTTAGTCCGCCTAAGTAACTACCAAGGCCACCGGCCACACCAGAAACAAGACCGCCCTTAAGTGCATCACCAAAAGATTGTCCATTCAACATGCCACCAGCAGTACCTACACCAGTACCGATAATACCTGCTCCGACGTTCTTTGCAAGATCACCAGTAAGCTCTAAAGCTCCACCAACATCACCGCCATATTTTGCACCAAGCTGTGATCCAGCATAACTAAGAGCACCTTGTCCAAGAGCCTTGCCCCAATCCCCACCATTTAAGCCTGACCGGGCCGTTGACATTACCGCACCGGCAATAGGATTAACAGCAGAGAAGATTGCATTGAGTACTGTTGGGAAATATGTTCCCATAAAGCCAGGCTTCTCCCATTTACGGAAATCATAACCAGCCGCTTTGGAACCTTCTGGACGATAATCAAGTACACCATATGGATCACCACCCTTATGGGTCCATCGCCCACTATTCTCTGGGCTTATCCAAGATCTATATTCATCTCGCCATTCTTTTTCTAGTTGTTGATGTGTTTTTTGACCTAGATTAAGAACCTGATTATCACCACCTCCAGGCTGTTGTTGGTTATTATAATATGTTGGATCTATTCCACCACCATCAGTACCATAATGAGACTGTGCTTCTTCGGCCATACGTCTATCTAAATCATCAGCATAGTCCAGTTCCATGTTAGTCAATCTAGGGCCCGCACCAGCTTGCCAAATCCAGTCACCATTATCTTGGCCTGGAACGAATCCCATACTGTAATACTCACCACCTGGTAATTTAGAAAAACTGTTAGCTAGTGATTGTTGTTTTTGTTGTTCTAAATATTTTGGATAATTTGCATTATAGTCATCCACATACTTACCTAGATCACGCTGATATTGGTTTGCTAGCTTGTGACCAAACACAGATGGTAGCTTCTGTCCTACCTGATCAAAGTTCTTTTGTAGTGAACTATCCGCTAGATCATATCCCGCTTGTTTAGTTAAACTGAGAGCACCCTCTGATGTATATGGATTAGTTGCACCATAATAACCTTCTCTATCTCTACCACCTTCTTGATAAGTTCCTAGGAGTGGTTTTAGAAAGGTATGGGTATCTTGATCCATGCTGGGCATATTTGTTGGATCAACTTCATTGAACCCAGCAAAGCGTTGACCAGAGACACCACGCTTAGCCCAATCAGTTGAGCCAAGGTCTTGTGAGTTTTCCCTACGCAGGTTGCGTAGACGCTCTTGTTGACTCTGCCCTAAGGTATTCTGTAGTGTCTGATTATATTGTGATTGGAGATCCATTCCAGGAATTGCCATTTACCAACCCCGTCGATCCGCTTGAAAGTACATAGAACCCTCTTCCAAGCCAAAGTTTAGAGCGTCTTGCTTGATGATTGATGCCTCTTGCCACAGAACCTTGCGGTCAGCGGCAGGTAGGCCATACTCAGGAGCTAGTCGTGTAGCTAGGCCGTAGGTCACAGCATCATACCATTCTTGTGGAAAGTCTGGTGTATCTGTTGAAGTATCAAAGTCCTCGAAGGGGCGTTGATAAACAAAGTACAAAGTCTTGTTAGCTGCTTCTACACTGGTAGGTGTTGGGAAGACATGCATAACACCAGAGTCGCGGAGAGGCTCGTAGAAGATCTGTATTGGCATACCAGATGTAGTCTTGTTACCAAGAATGTTATACTCTTGTCTAGTCAAGATCCTCATGGGTACATCAATGTTATTGCTGTTATCATGCAACCAAGCTTGATAGATCTTTAGTGGCTTAGAGATATCTACAGTAAGACCTGTGCCAACCGTATAGGAGTTTGTTGCATCTGTCAAGGACATGCCATACTGTTTCATGGCCCACAAAGGCATACCGTCAGCTTGCCATGCCTTTACCAAACCATTAAGAGCAATAGCCGCTTCTGTAATCTGTGTAGTACTGGGTGTTTGTCCTTGAGCTAACACACCTAATAGGCGCAAAGCTCGCTTGATAATATCATCTCTAGATACAGAGAAGTCTGTTGAATTTGATGTGGTCATGTTTTTATTCCTTTAACCAGAGCCATAAAAGCTGTCACTGCCATAGCAATACCACCAAACCACTTGACCAAACTAACAATCCAATTGGCTGCCTTCCATGCTGAAACAAGATCGGAGACATCAATAGACAACCGATTAATTTCTGTTCGCATTTCTTTAATTGCATTATCCATATGAAGTAGTCGCTTCTCTTCGGAGACTAAGTGTTCTGTAAGTTGGTCCATGTAAGCCTCTTTATCCTAGGAGAGAAATGAAACATTGCTCTACCATTCTCAATATTATCAAGCATCCACCCAAAATTTAAATCTAAATAGAATGTCTTAAAGTAAAATTTTTTATGCCACTGCCAAGCACCTGGATGCCCTTCTGGTAATGATAGCACCGTCCACTTAAACCCATATAGAGAGTTTCTATATAACCAAGCTACCATATTCCAGTAAGTACCTGATGGATGGTTAGCATGCCATTTAGCATCACCTAATAAACTATTATCTCTAGTATCAAACCAAGACAACCATGTAGGTAGTCTTGGACCAATACCAAAAACATTATTATTATTTAAACCACCGTAACGCTCTTTAGCAAAAAGAGGTAGTACAGGTGTCACGATGTACGTGAGCACCTGCACAGGGAGATACGCTGCCAGTGTTAGGAGGTAGCGCATCACACCAGCCGCACCTTGACTGTGCCTGTCGTATGGTACAGGCCACCTACAGCAACGCCACCAGCGGCGGCAGCCGAGTCATCTGCGTAACTGGTCAGGGGGAGCAGCGCGTATCCATTGATCCCCTTGATAGTCTTCGCCGTCTGGTCGATTTCCAGTGCATCTTCTGCTGCATTGCCGATAGTGACTTTAAGCCCATCGAGGGAGGCTGAGATTTTAGCGGTCATTATGCGGCCTCCAGTAGTGCTGCACTAACCATTGCGTCAGACCAATTCAGGGTTCCTGCACCGCCAGCAGCATCGACAAGGAACTGCACATAATCAGTCGTTCCATTCATGTAGAAGATGCCAGAGATAGCGGGTTGTCCGTAGAGGGAAGTACTATACGGTGCGACGTACTGCTGAACCTGATTCCCTGCGCCGCCAGCGTTCTTCCTGATTGTCACACCGAAGTAATTAGCAGCAACAGAGGTTTGACCATTGACCCTGAAGTTGAACTGATACCAACCTTCCACAGTGGGCAAGAACCTGTCGGTCGCAGGGTTCCATGCGTTACCAACATTGGTTTCTGCAACGATGTCGGTCAGACTAGTCATAACGAACCCCGCGCTTGTCGGCCCCGCTTGCCTTCCTGTGAAAGCGATCTTCGTGTTCTGAGGGAATGCCACCTTCCCCGCAGCATCCACAGTCAGAATATCTTGTGTGGTTGCACCAGCATTACCCCTAGCTAACTTCATAGTACCATCAGCAGCCTCAGCCGTAATGGTAAAATTATTAGTAGCAGTACCAGAGTCACCAAATTGACCAGCTTTGATTTTTGGTGCTGTTATAGTTTTATTTGTTAGTGTAGATACGGCACTGTCTTTAGTTGCATCACTTGTGTTATCTACATTACCCAAACCAAGAGTAGTTCTTTGTGCTGCTGCATCAACATCATCTAATAAAGCTAGTCCGGCAGTAGTCGGATTAACAGCAGCATACTCTGTTAGATTTGCTGAGTATGGCTGAATAGACACACCAATATCAGTTGAATCTACTTTATCAGTGTTAAGGTTAATAAAGTTTGCATCTACCTCATTCCAAGATAGTGTAAAGCCTTTACCAGCTCGTGTTACAATTGTACTCATAGTAAATCATCTCCTGTTACATATCCACTTACTGAATATCCCGAATCCCAGTATAGGATATAATCAACAGTTGTAAAAACATATGTTGGGATTGGTCTTGTGAATGGTACTGAGATCTTGTCCTGTCTAGCCCTCACAAAGTCCTGTTCGTGTCGCGGTTCCCAGTCATCCAGACAGACACGGAAACCATCCCAACGCTGTCTGGACTCTGAGGCTTTTATCTTCCTAGAACATACATCGCATGTCACATTGAATTCGCCGGAAACGTAATAATTCTTAGACATGGTATATGTTCCTCTTGCTTAAATTATGTTGTGCCGGAAGATACTGAAGATTATTTTCAACATGCAATCCTGAGACTAGTTTACCACGTAAAGGTATAACATGATCTACATGGAAACCTATAGGACAACCTAAATACAAAGCTTTTATTTTAGGAAGGTCAGACCAACTTGGAGTACGTTTTGCTTTTTCTGCTCTATATGTGGCAGCACGAAAAGCATCATAAGGTAGATTATTTCTTCTCCATGTTCTGGTGCTTTGTCTAGACAGCTCTCGATTATTTGCTTTGTTTCGCCAGTTTTCCGTGTATTCTTTCTGTTTTTCTGGTTTCATATGTTTCTTATTTGCTTCTAATAAACAGGGTTTACAACGAGAAGCAACACCACATTTACCATCCACCTGTTTATAGAAGTTGTCTAAAGACTTTTCTTCTTTACAAACAGAACAGCACTTGGTAATATTCCAATCACCAGATACATAATGATTTTTGCTCATAGCGACATCACCTTACCTTCATCAATAATCATAACTATATTCCCTGTTGCTATGTCAATTCTAAACTTCTTACCAATATCTAGAGTACCTGTGTATTCCCCACTAGCGCCATAAACAACTCCGAGTAACACATCTTCTTCTGCTGGATAACCACCGGCAGAGGTTTTTGTTATTATAGCACTAGATCCTTGGTAACTATAAGAACCACTAAGAGCTACAAGCATCCGGTTACGACTAAGGATTGCTGACTGCCCAGCTAAGCTATAAACACCACCAGAAGCGACAAGAACTTTGCTCCTCAGTAGTGTAGTAGAGGCACCTGTGAGGTTGTATGAGCCACCTTGTAGGGTAAGTACCTTAGACCTAAGTAAAGTAGCTGTACCACCAGTAACAGTGTAACTACCACCACTTGCTGTTAGCTTCTTATTTCTAGATAGAATGGCAGAAGCGCCCGTTACAGAGTATGAACCACTAGAGGCAGTTAATTTCCTATTGCGACTAAGTACGGCAGAAGCACCATTTACTACATAGGAACCACCATTACAAGTCAGGGTATAATTAATAGCCCCTGCTGTATATGTAATTGTTACTTGCTGCCCAGTGTATGTATAAACACCACCTTGAGCAACCAACAAATGAGACCTGCGCAGGTTTGCGCTAGCACCAGAAACAGTGTAAGAACCGCCATTAGCAGTAATGCGCTTGGATCGTAACAGAGTCGCGTTAGCACCGCTTATGGTATAGGCACCACCACTAGCCGTGAGTTTTCTATTCCTAGATAGTGTTGCGCTAGCTCCAGTTAGTGTGTAGCTACCACCAGACAAAATAAAAGAATAGTTAGCAGCCGTTGGTGTATAGGTTATTACAGCCTGCGCACCTGTGAGCGTATATGAACCACCGGAAGCAGCTAAGTACTTGCTACGTTTGAGTACAGCACTAGATCCTGTTAATGTGTAAGAACCACCTTGTGCGGTAAGTGTATAAGCACCTCCAACATTTGGTTTAATTGCTATGATGGAAACACCATCATAACTTGTAGATCCACCAGTGAAGGTTGTTGTGCTTGCACCAGGCGAGTCCGCTGTACTTAACCTACCACCTTCAGAATTATTGCCCTGAGTTGATATTGATGTCCAACCAGAAACAGTTCCAGGTATTGCTTGACCAGCATCATAATGGCTTTCAAGAGCCAGTACAAGATCATTAGCCGTTGAAGCAACAGTCCTTGAAGCAGTGCTACCAGAGGAATCTAATGCTATTGCATCTGAAGCTCTGTAATAATCACTGGTATTTACATTCTTTATGAATGTGATAAAAAACAACGGACCTTCTGCCGGAGCATTTGTCCATACAGGGGTTATTGTCTTAGAGCCTGTACTACTAACAACAGCATGTGAAACTGTCGTTCTCTCTGTGCCACCGTTACTATCTTGTGTGGTAGTAAAAGTACCAGTAAAGTTGCTTGTCAGGGATAAATCTGCACCTGACGCAGAGTAATTACGGGAAGTAACAACAACAACTTGAGCATCAGCAGGAACCGTAATTGCCTGTGCACCTGGCGTTGCACTTGTCCCTAGCACAAGTGTTGTAGTACTAATAACTTCTGGTTTAATACCAACAAAAGTTATATTAGCATTACTACCAGTAAGACTATATGATCCTCCTAAACAAGTTAATGTATATGCTCCCAAGGAGCCACTTAACTGCTGTGCACCCCCAGGCAGTAGGGGCTGAAAAGCCCATGACATATTAAGCTACCTGTCTAACGGACCAAGCAATCGTCCTATCGGTACCAGCAATCTTGTCTATGGTCACATCCCAGCCATGCATCAGAATTAGTGATGGAGATACCCATAGGCCGGACTGTGCACCTTCCAGCGTCGAGGCGTAGATTACTCGCTTTGTGCCGCCTGAAGTGCATTTTTCATAAATCTGGATTAGGTATTCATCGCCGCCAGCCATCGCGGAGAAGTCGAGGAACACCTGAAAGACGCCATCCGTGGTGTCATTGGCCAGCGTTGTGCCGGGGGTGATGATCGAGTATTCGGTCGCGCCGATCGAAGCAGAACCCGTTTTGTATTCAGTGATTGCCATCTTACCCTCCAAGCCCCCATGCCATCATCGTCGGGGTTGAATCCGCCGTGGCGCTTGACTGCCCACGCACATACACATTTTGTCCAGCCGCCACGTTCGCCACGCAACCCACTGTCGTTGGCAGGTTGCTGATCTGCTCTGCGGAGGTGGTGACCAGCGGGCTGTCCTGAATGAGAATTTTTTTGTTCGTTGCATCTCCCGCGCTGCAATCCAGGTGAATCATCGCGGCAGTCATCGTGGTATCGGCGCAGGTGTAGCCTGTTTGCCACCACCACAACGGCATCGGTGTTGCCGATCCTGCTTGCGCCCAAGCACCGTCGCCTGTTGTTCCAAGCGTAACGGCAGTGCCTATAGCATTCGTCGTATCTTCGCCGAAGGAAAACACCCGGCTGCCGACACGTACCGAATCAGGCCGCTTTGGCTGGCCGAATACGGTAATCATGCAACGACCCGCCGTGACCACGTTGCCCATGGCGCGTGCTGCGATGCTGGAACCCGCCTTGATGAACAGCGGGAAGTAGTACCACTGACCACCGGAACCGACGGTATAGGGCGCGGCGTGGCCACCAATCAGGTACGGGATCACCGTCCGGTAGCTTGTTCCGCCTGCGTTATCAACCCCAATATCGACCAGCACGTTGCGCGTGGTCGCCGAGGTAGAGAACGAGTTGAAGTTGATCGTAATGCCAAAGACATCTTGAGCAACCGTCGCCCCGCTCATCAACTGAGTCCAGCTACCGAATGTCGGTGCAGTGCCCGGTGTCAGCGCGGTTCCGTAGGTCGCAGCAGGGCGTGATGCCCCATTGCTGGCCCACCACTTGAAGTCGCCTGCTGAAGGTACATAAAGTCCCATAGAAATCCTTAGGTAATCTTAAACACACCCACTGAAGCAGTTTGATCTAGGTCTACTGTAACAGTCTCGCCAGCAGCAACAGCCTGACTTGAACCATAATCCCAGTAAGCTACGTTAGTACCCTGAGCACCCTGAAGTACAGTCTTATTAACCAAGATTGCGTAGCGGAAAGTGAAGCCACCTCCAGAACCAGTCCAGACTGCCGGATCGGCTAGGACAAGTACAAAGTCTGAGGCGTTCATACCAGAAGAAGTAACTGATACAGTAGCCCCGCCAGCGGTATAACCACCTGAGGTTGCTAGGTCAGTAGTACCTGATGTGAAGACTTTAGAACCAGGTACAGTGTTGGTTAGGGCAATAGCCCAAGTATCCGTACCGCAATTGATACCTTCTGCTAGGTCTTCGTTAGCAGATGTGATTTTTACATATGAAGCTGTAGGCATTTATGTTCCTCTTGTATATGTGATTGTTGCCCGGTCATCCCAGACATTATCAAAGTTAGCATTTCCATCAGCCCATCGAACGCTAATACCACCAGTAAGGTCAAACTTCCTGATCTGCCATACTGGGGCTGATTCTAATGAGTCTATGGCAGCCACTCCTAAGTATGTGATTGTGGCACTAGCTTCATCCAAACGTAGATCCACATTAGAATCATTACGATGGTAGATAGAGACACTCATATTAACCCATTACTGAGCGTAGCTTAGCAAGCTTTTCGTTGTATTCAACGATAAGTGATTCTGCTTTTGCTTGTCGTTGTTTGAGGGACTCTTCTGATTTACTCAAGGATTTATCACGACCCTCAAAGGATGCTTGTAGTTTCAGTGCATCCTCTTTGGTAACCTGGGCTTCCGACAGGAGAGCCCTGGCAGTTTCATTGGCTTCATCAGCAGTGGCTTGTGCTGCGGCAGCGATAACAAATTGGGCTTCTAAACGAGCTTCTGCAGCCTTTACTTTCTCAACATAAGCAGCTTCATTTTTTTCAGCTTCCTTTTCAACGGACTTGCGTAGTTTGTCTAGCTCAGAGGCTTTTCCAACAGTCTCGATAGCAGCATTTAGCCTACCCTGTTCATCTTGAAATCGCTTAAGTACTGTTTCATACTTGGCTGGATTTTTAACAAGATCAATAAAATCAGCAATGTCTTGTAGGTTCATTATCGGAGTCCTTGTAGGAGAGTAAGTGTTGTGCTACCAGTACCAGCGGTGTTGTTAATACGCACAGCGCGCACTGGGAAAGCATAGTTCCCATCCTTATTTGCAGTCTGTGCTGTAAGAACTGAGTGGATGAAAGCTGTGGGTGTTACAGTAGTATCAAACACATCATCAAACGTGTGTTCGATATTATAGGTGATCGTGCCATCAACAACAACGCCGAGTCCGACATTGAATGGACTTTGTTTATAGTCTACTGGAATCCACGCCGTTGTTCCTGTACCTGTCTTGCTTATTACTTGTGGACGCATTATTTTTCCTCAAAAAAATAGGGGGTAAACTGCTGTTACACAATCTACCCCCTATGGGTTTACTACAGACTCAGACCTTGTGGTGGGATGATGTATTCCACCTTGACAATAACCCGACTGGTTAGCGTTGCGCTAGCCTTGAGATACACAGTCTTATCTGATGTTAGTTGAACACCTACAGATGCTCCAGTATCAGTACCGCCAATCGCGGCATAACCTGTGGAGTTCGGTGCATAAGTATCAACAAGTTCAACACCACCATTTGTGAAACCGACGTTAATGGTTTGGGTTGTATTTGCACCTGCTGAGATTGCGTAGACACCAACAACCACAGCGTACTTAGGTAGACCGAAAGCGGCGAATCCGGTAGAACCGTCTGCTACTTCTAGAACACCCATCTTTACATACGGGTCCCGTGCTGCTGGTGTAATTGTAGTTACACCTGCTGGACCAATACCATAAGCTGCCATAATTAATTCCTTTCTATATAGGGGCCGAAGCCCCTATTGAGTTAATTAGGCACCAGCCGAACCATAGATTGCGCGTGGATCGCTCCAGCCAAAGGAGTAACGAGCAGTAGCCTTGTACTTAGCGTTCTCGGTATCGAAGTCATTGTCCATCTCGAACTGATCACCACGACGCTCAAAGTACTTGAGACCATCCTTAACGCTAGTTAGAATGAACCAAGCATCTGCATCGGTGAGGTAGTGGTTGGTAATGACATTACTAAAGATACCCATATCCTTGAGGACGTTAGGATCATTTAGATCAGTACCGACACGACCATCAGAACCAAGAATCCGCTTAGCTTCAAACTGGAGTTGGTAAGGAATGACGAGCTTCTCTGGCTTAGCAGCGATGAGCAGACCACGATCATCACGGAAACCCGCGATGTCGATAACGGCTTGTTCAAGAGCAGCTTCGGACAGGTCAGCAGCAGTGCCAATGACGTTGGAGAAAGAACCACCAGCAACATTGGGGTGATCGGAAGCAAGCAGGGTCTTGCCATCGCCACCTAGGAAACCAGAACCAGCGAAGGCACGGTTATAAATGTTAGCACCAACGATTTCCTTAGTATGACGCATAGAACGGGCAAGAGCCTTTGCCTTTTGGGCACCGACTTTACCGTACTGGTCATCTTCATACATTTCGCGGGTGATGATAAAACCAAGTGCATACACAACATGGTTGTACCGTGAGGTGAAGCCTTGACGCTCTGAGTCATAAGTGATTGGAGCGCCCTCGTTCTTGACTGAAGCAAGACCGAATGAGCTTAGACCGAGATCCTCTTCGTATGCACGATCAGAGGAATTCTTCTCGAAGAGCTTGTCCCATTCAACGGGATAGTCTGCATACTCCTTACCGTAGATGGAGTTAAGACCTGGCCAGAGAAGTTTAGCAAACGAGCTAGAAGTGATAATGCCTGACATTATTTATCCTTTCCTAATTATAGGGCGAAGTTGTTATTGGTGATGCGGCAGAGTACCTTGGCATATGCGCCGGACTCATTATCAACACGCTGAACTAGGCCGAGAACCTGAACAACGCCAGTGGCGGTGTCAGTAATAGCGAAAGACGAGGTGCCAGTAGTTGCATCACCACCAACAGTACCAGTGAAGTCGAAACCACCAGTGGTTCCTACATCAGCGGCGGAGAAGGTAGCTTTCTGGGCCTCATAAACAATGTCTGGTGCATCTGCAACGAGTACATACGCAGCAGTTGCGCCACCAGTAACGGATACAGGAGTGTCAAGTGAAATAGAACCACCAGACATACGACCAGTTACAGGGTCCATCTTTGCTGGAACAACACCAACAACAGCACCAAGAACGGCGGCATCATTAGTAGCGGCAGAGACTTCTGCGATACCATTCTGTGATGCAGCACCAGTCAGTTTAACCAAGTCACCAGGGACTAGTTTAGTACCACTGACTACGGCATAAATGTTAGCTTGACCAGAATAGGGGGAGCCACTAATATGCTTTACTGGCTTAAAGCCAGCGATTTTAGAGATGTTAGCCATACTCTTTATTTCCTTTCAGAATTATTGAGATGCTCCCCGTGTTTAGTTGTTATTAGTTCACCTTAAATGAACCGTAATCAGAAGCACGGGAGGCATCGGTTTTCATTGCCTTCTCAGTTTCGTCGATCTGTGATTGTTTCGCAGTCTGATCTTCCTTGTACCATTCCTTTTTAATACGCATTAGGTATGATTTAGTTCCATCATTACTGGTAACACATTTAGCAGATCCCAAATCCGAGGGGTCAAAAACACGAGAATCTCCAACCACAATGGACTCATCTTGGACGAGTTCATAACCAGCGGATTGGAAGTTGGTTACTCGACTACCGGTATCGTTAACAAAGCGGTACTCGAAATCTGGGTCCTTATCGCCAGTGATACTCTGTGGACCCCGTTGAAACATTGGCTTGCGTGCTACACGCTTTTCTTGTACTCTACTCATTTAACACCTCTCATGGCTTTTACTTGTGTAATATAGTCATCTGCTGTCATAACACCTGTACGAACAAAGGTATTCATTACCTTACGTTCCTCATCAGACATCTTAAAAGAGTCCTGTTTGGGTTGTCTTGTGTCGTTTGACCCTTCTACTGGTGAAGGCTTCCCCCTATTGGGGTTCTGAAACTTTTCTTTAAACCGATTACGAACTTGTTTTGAAACAAAGTTGAGAACTGCGTTGGGGTCAATACCAGGATTATTGCTGGCATATCGTTGGCCCACTGCATCGGCATAATCGTGCATTTCTACATCAGCGGTGTACCACTTATTGCTATTGACCCAACTAACAAAGTCTGGGTGTGGCTGTTGTGGTGTCATCTCTGCTGCAACTTCACGAGCTTTCTGCTCTGCCTTAAGATCTGTGAGAAGCTCTGAGGTTTCTAGATAACCATCTGAGTTGCCTTCTTCTAGATGCTTCTTTTGCAGAGCCTTCAATTCAACTACGGCTCGATTGTACTCGGTTTCTTTTACTTTAGTATGGTGATCCTGTAGCATCTTAAGAGCCTTGCGGGTCTCTTTAAGTTCTTTGCCCATGGAATCAATCTTACCAAAAAGCTCACCTCGCTCAACAAACTCCTTAGCAGGACGCCATTTCTCTGGATCGCCATCCCACTCTTCTTTTGGACGCCAACCTTGTTCACGAGCTTGTTCCTCATGGGAATCCGCTGGTGCTGATTGTTGTTCCTGTTGTTCTACTGCGGGTGCATCAACTTGTTCTTCTACCTGAACTTGGGTGTTTTCTTCACTCATCTACATTCTCCGTCACTAGACATAAAATATCTACATCGTTTACTAAAAGATATACAGCATCATCTGTATCACGCACTTCTTTGCCAGCATACCTAGCAAAAGAAACTCGATCTCCGGCACTAAGGATATCTGGTGATCTACCATAATCAATAAATGCTTGTGGACCTGTACGTACTACGGTGCCGTATTCAACAGCCTTACGCTCTTTTTCTGTTACCATATCTGGGATAATAATACCACCATCAGTCTTCTTCTCGACATTATCTGGTTTAATTAGAATGCCATGCAATAGAGGGATAATCATTCGGCCTCCATATTAACGAGATCATCAATACGAAAATCCGCCAGTTCCCTGTAGGCTGTAATCAGGCCACGAAGATAGTTATCTTGTACACTATCCATCCCGGCTTGTACAGAGAGCACCTGCATGGCGTCATAGATACGCTCCTGTGCTGCCTGCATAAACGCCTTGGTAACTACGTTTTGTTTCCACTCTTGAAACTCACCTAGACTTACTAGACTCATTCTTTACATCCCCTTTGGATTGTTGTTTGGCTTGTTGCTCTTTTAGTCGGAGCGTTTGTTGACCAGTTTGATGTTGTTGCACCAAGCTCTGGTGGTGTTGCATGGCCTGTGTGGCCATATTCTGTTGTGCCTGAGCACCCTTAATCTGCATGTCTTGGATCGCTGCTTTACCCTTAAGGACAGCTTCCATTTGTTTACCTTTAAGCTGCTCACGTAGCATCTCAGCTTTCATGCGAGCTTCTTGTTCCTTAGCGGCACCTTCCATCTGTAGCTTGGCAGAGGCCATCTGCATGTCCATCTGTGCCTTCTGTTGATCAACCTGTGCCTTAGCCTTCAGTGCTTCCATCTTAGGATCTGGGGGCGGTGGGCTAGGTTGCTTCAAAGCTTTTTCAGCGTTAGGAATCTCATGTGCTTCTAGATACTGTTGGGTAAACCACATAGGATCAATAGTACCCATTTGCATGATCTGCATTACGGACTGAAGCTTGGCTTGTTTCTCTTGTGAAGAAACAGCCGTAGGATCAGCACCGGGGATAATATCATCTTCCGGTCCTTGATAATCAGACTGTGGTACAGGTTCATCAAGTACGGATACATACTCCTCGTGATTCATATACTCTCGATTGAGTGCATAGATCTTGCGGAACTCTTTAGTGAGGCTACGATATATACGCTTATAGACAGCAGTAAATACCTTCATGCCTTGCTCGATAGTCGCCATCGTAGTCGTGGCCGGAGTGTTCTGGCCAGGCATCTTGCCAACAAAGATTTCTGCGACGGAGGCCAATTCTTTACCTGACTTGAGCAATAGATCAAGTAGGTTGAATAGGACTTGAGATGGCTCACGAACAGGAAGCGGGAAGATCTGCTTCTTAAGATCGTCGCCAACGGCGTTGACAGCTTTCCATTCACCAGGCTGGAACCTAGATTCACCCATCTTGATACGCAGACCTTTACCAATAAAGCCTGCTTGTAGATTACTTAGTGATCCAGCATCAACCAGTTGGTTAATGATTGTGTTAGCACTGTTGTTGAGAGGCCCCAAAAGACGCCCAAAACCGATGTCGTAAAAGCCGCCATCTGGGTTGGGAATAAAGCCATACTTTGTATAGTACTGTGTGGCTTCGATGGCCATAATCTTATTTTTGTCATTAACCATTACTCCTGATTCAGAGAATCGTGGAACAATACGAAGAACCTTTTTAGTTGCTTCTTCTACAGTAACGATGTAAGGTTCAGGATAACCATCACCATCAAGATCGAAATAGGTATGCTGTTCCAGAATGAGGTAGGGTGTGGCATCATCGTCTGAAGTATTCCGTTGAAATGCTTTATTTACTGAGGTGGTAGGATCATCAACAGACTGTTGTGGATCACCAAGTTCTGCATCAATATAGATACCTTGATTAATACGCTCAGTAACTTTCCGCTTGGATAGGTAGAAAATTTCTGTGATGCGTTCAGCATCCTCGATATTGCGAGTCCAGTAATTAACAACCAATGTCTTTGGTAGAACCAACTTAGAACAGTTACGTTGCTTGTTAGGGTCCCAGTAGGTCTTCTTGAAGCAGGTACCAGCGATTGGTAGTGTGATAAGGAGCTTGTCCATATCCTCTTCCCAATCAGACATCTCATCAATTAGTTGGTAAGACATGTGTGTGGATACACGCTTGGCTCTAGCAGCTTTCTCCCCCTGAGGATCAGAACCAACAATCTTGACTTTAACGATTTTACCGTTAGATGGTACCAAGGTTGGATAGGCTCTTGCTGCGAACTGCATTGCAGCCGTAGCTAGTAGTGGGTATTTGATATTTGCAGCATTCGGCCAAGGATATGTCTTGTCATTGGATATTTGTAGGGCTAGCTCTGTCCAATTAGTTAGATCTTTTTCCCAGTCCTTACGTGAAGCTAGATCATTTTCATAACCAACAGATACTTGATTACCAATGTAAATCAGTTGGTCTTCATCAAGAGAATCCGCGATGTTATTAGAGGACATAATCTTGTCCAACTTCAATTTAAATTCAACCATAGTCAGTATCCTGTGCAAGAGTCACGGCCTAAGTCGCTATGGCCAGATTTATTGTAAGTGTCTTCATATTCTTCGTCGTCTATTTCTTCTTTTGTCATACCTTCAGACATATAATCAATCAATATACCCTGATAAGACAGTGCATCAACCACGTCATCGTGTTTAGCACGTGGAAAAGACAGGCATTCATCAAAGAAAATGTCCCACCAATCAGCATCCTTGTCAAATTTGACCTGACCCGCACGCATTCTAGCTTGAATAGAACGAGCACGCTGGATTTTGTCTTGGCGGTGTGGCTTAAGTAGTACAATGTTTAGATAAATGCCTGATTCCATCATAGCTCTGTTGAGATATGGGCCAATGGCCTTGGAAATCTGTGTATCCTCAATACCCACAGCCTGTGGATCATAGGTTTTTTGTAGGGCAAGGAGCGTTTCGACGATAGCATCACCGGCAATACGATCCCTGATCACATGTACGATGTGTAACTGTCCGTTATGGTCCATACCACCTACCACAATTGCGGTATAGTCAGCACGATCCTTCTCAGAAATCGCTAAGTCAGCGGTTATGTAGTATGTTAAATTCTTTTTCTTGTCTTCCTCCGTCATTGGTAGGAAGTCCGTTTTGCGGAAGTAGCGGATAGAGTCATCCACAGGATTACACAGCATTTCACAGGAATAAACTTCAGGTATACCCTGTTCAGTTAGCTCTGTTCTAAGTTCTTGTAGTGACTCTTTGCTATGCATTTCTGGCCATAAGATCCTACTAAAGTCAGCGTTATGTGCACGATACTTCATAGTACGCCACATACCAGACTTCTTTTCTGACCAGATCTTAAGGTCTTCTACATGAGTTGTCTTTGCTCTCTCTGATGGCATAAGTGATTCTAGAATATCATCCAAATTCATTGGAGTACCCACAAGAATCAACCTACCATCCTTGGATCTGCACGGAACCAGCGAACCGTAGAACCATCTACGTAGCTTTTCACGGCGATCTTTATTGGCAACCAGCTCTTCGTTGAGTATGTCGTCACATATAATCAAATCTGGACGAGCACCCTCGAAGAGTAAGCCGCGCAACTTTTGCTCTGCACCTTTGGCCATAACGCGGAACTTATGACCATCATTAAACTTTACAATAATGTCGTCTTCTGTACACTTCTCGTAGATTAAACCCTTTTCATCCACTGGCAAACCAAATAGTGACTGAATTTGTTTCGAGTCCTCCAAGATCTGTTTGATCTGACCCAGGAACAACACAGACTGGGCTACGGTGTCCGACACAATGATTACAAACTTCGCCTGGCGAAACAAAGCAGCGGCCATCGTATAACTTACTGTAACCGTTGTTGACTTGCTGTGTCTCCGTGGAGCACACACTGCTACGAACTGGTCCGGGCCTGTGCATAGTTCCCAAAGCTCCCTATGAAAATCTTTAAAAGGAACAGGGTTGTCGAAGTAAGGTGTAAGACAAGAACCGACGAAACCCTCAACAATGTGTTTATCTAGTGTTACTTTACTTTCTACGGGACTCTCGTTTACTTCGCTCACTCTTCATGCTCCCATCTTTATTTCGGGAAAAGCTTCTATTCTGACCTGGATTTTGTACAAACAAGTTAGCTAGGCCATTAGCCCCACCCTTGCTTACTGCCTTACGATGCCCAACATCTCCGACAATAGCTGTACGTTTCACGCCTTTTTTCTTTGCGACAAGTCCGCGTGCTCGGTTACGCTGGGCTCTGGCACCATCACGTTCTGGGTGTTTCTTTTCATACCGAGCCTCTTCTTTTTTATAATCACGTCTTCCATTAGTCATGTACGGAATGATAGTTCCCCTTACGCAGATTATCACCTTTGGGGATCACTGCAAGATTACTCCAAATATGAAGACCACAAACCCCGCTACCCCTCAAAGGTACTATGTGATCCACATGCCATTCAATCCCAGTTTTTTCGTTGCGTAGCTTGCGAAGCGCATGGGCTTCTTTGACAACCAACTCGGTTAGTTCGTCATAAAATCTAGCTTGTTTCGCACGGGTGGCTCGCAGATTTGCTTTATCTCGTGCACGTTGTGCAATACGTTCTGGTGTGTTTTCCAAAGGACTAATCCGCTTAAGCGCCCCGACACGTTTCAAATAATATGCTTTATTCTTCTCTCGGTGATATGCCAACTGCTCCTCGCGGGTCAGCTTGCCGTACTCCACCGTGCCATGAGGATTTTTCCTTCCTAGGTTTCCATGAGGTTTCTTGGTCATGTATGGCAATTTTGTTCCCCTTAGATTGTTTATCTGTGATAGTCATTTAGCAGTACCAATCTTTTTATCAAAGGAGCGTGCTGCGCCTAGACCCAGAATGCCTGTAAGTATGATCCACAAAGCGTCTGTTGGTAGAATCGGTGGTGCTGTCAATGTTAGTGGAATCCACTCATTAGCCTGCATTATCGCCCAACCCCAAGTAAGGAATGGGTAAACAATAAACTGATACCCCATAGCCCCGGCACCAATCCAGCCAATCGCAGGACGCCAGCCAGCTACAAAGATTGAAGAGTGGGAGGCTTCTACTTTATTTACTTCAGTTTGGAGGGCAGCGCGATCTGTCTCTGCTGTGTATGCCTCCAGTTCGGCTTTGATGCGCTCCTCATCACTCGTAAACAAATCATCAGCAACTTTACCAACTGTCTCTACAATACTACCAAGACCCATAGTTAATATTGGATTCATTAGGCATCCTTCAAAGTGCGATTGATCCAACCAAGCAAGAACTTGGATTGTGATCGATTCTTCATGACAATATCACGGTACCGAGCGATTTTGGCTACTGTGTATGAAGGCATAAAAATATGTGGTGAGATGGTGTTTAAAGCAGACACTGTTTTAGATTCTAGCACACCATCTGGAGCAGTACCTACTACGATCTGAGCGAGTTTGACTGCTACCTTAGTACCGGTATTAACAGCAAAGCTGAAGATAGACTCAGCCATACGTTGGTCATTTAGTTCATCACCTTTGATAACATCCCAGAACTGTTCTTTGTAGAAGTCGCGCACAAGCTGTGTGGGAGGTGTTTCCTTACGATCCACATAGAGCCAGCCTGGCCAGTTAGGCCAATGGCGTCTGCTGATTCCGGCATATGTCTGACCACCGGTATCACCTGGGATGTTTGTTAGAAGATATCCACCTTCACTAATGATCATGCTATCAAAAGCAGGACTAAACTTCGCCATTTATATTCTCCTCTGGATCTACCCAATCACCTGTACCATCCTCATTGATGAACACATGGTCGCCTTCAATAATGTTGGTTACTTGCGTATCGTCTACCCGCTTGCCAAGAAACTTCTTGAACTCATTAGCGAGTAGGTGTAGTTGTTGGTTAACAGATGCATTATCTGTAATCTTTGTTGGTTGCTTGCGTAGGAGCTGGCGCTTGTCCATCATCGTATTAAAGGCATTGTTCGCATCGCGGATCTTCACAGGGACCCTGACGATTTTGCCTGTCTTGTCATCACGTACAAAATCACCATTGACCAAGCGATCCTGCATGGCGTCCAGCGAGCCGTGCATGAGGGCGGTTAGCTTGTGGTCAAGCTTATACCCATCGTCCTCTTGAATTTCTTTAATGGTCTCTTTAAACCACTTCTCGCCACGCCAAATCGTGATTGTGCTCATGGGAACCTTAAGCTCCAGGCTAACTTCTCGTGAAGTCAAACCTTGCATGACCAACTCGACGGCGCGCATTTTGATCTTGTCTGCCCAGTGGCCGGTCTTGTTCGCAGAGGTCTTGCCCTTAGCGCGCACATAAACCAATCTACCTCTGTTACTTTGTTTTGATGTATTCTCCATACAAATATCCTTAAACTGAATGGTTATTAAAAAATAACACTCTATATAAAGATTATACCATAAAAAAAATCAATTGTCAAGTGTTTTGGACAAAGATACTGTGTTTAATAAACAAAGGTACTGTGTTTATCAACAAAGGAAGGGACCCCTTTAGGGGTATTATGTGCGGAGCACCGAGTGGGCCTAAAGGCCCTTGACAAAGAGGATGTTTTATGTTACCCTCTATATAGTATATTATAATACTTAATAAAAAGCTATATATAAAATATATATATACGAGTAAATATATTTATATATTTATGAGTATATGTTTTTATATTTTATGTATAGTTTTTTATTTAGTATTATATTATAGTTATGAATATATACGAAGTATATATGAGTAACTATAATTATACTACGTAGTGTAACCCTCAGCTACGCCCGCGAGTTTCCGCAGGAAAGGAGCGATACGTCGATATCAGATATACCCCCAGGACTGCAAAGAAGGCCCCTAGAATCGCTTTAATCATTCCCCCCTATATGCTGGTATGTCTAAAGTAAAACAAATCGATTGTAGGGCTTAAAAAGGTAAAAACTCAAAAGTATATTGAATTTTGTCATGTCTTGACTCGTATAAATAGAGAAGCATGAGTTTTCCCCCCCACCCCCCTTCGATAGTAATGTCCATACATAACCTATTACTTAAGTAATATATAGAAGTCTTATATAAGACTATAAGTGTAT